AAGAGCTTCGTCATATGTCAAGTCCTTATTTTGTGGCAATGTTTTCCATGTCTGCCAAGGCATGAATTCATGATAATTAGTCATATTAAACTCCCGTTGATCCAAATCCTTTATTGTCGCGGCCATCATTAGAAGACACCTCTTCTACTTCTTCCAGTTCAAAATTAGCTACCGGAACCAATATCAGTTGTGCAATCTTTGATCCTTGTTTGATATATTGAACTTGAGTTCCATAATTAGCAAACATAACAAACAATTCCCCAGTATAACCATTATCAATAACTCCACCAATGGTTTCTAATGTGGTATTGGTTGCCATAGAAGATCTATCTTTAACAAATCCAGCCCATTCGGGGGGGAATTGAAAAGATATTCCTGTACTAACTTTCATCTTTTGACCAGGCGCAATTGTAACATCTTCCATAGCATACAAATCGTAACCCAAATCTCCACTATGTGCTTTTGATGGAGCGATTGCATCTTCACTCAACCTTTTAAACTTTAAACTTGGATAATAATTGTGTACATTATATTCAAATTCGTGTTCTGGTACATAACTATATGTTTTAGTTTTTTGATATTGACTATATTCTTTTCCGTGAGTCCGATCCAACCCTAAATTTTTCCATACTTCTGACATAACCATCCTCTCTTTTATTAAACTACTTCACATTGTCCTGCGTAACAAGCCAACTCAGCTTGAAGATCTGTTTCATCTTTAAGTTCTACCACATTATCAAGATTAATTTCTGTTAAAGAAACAACGGTTTGTTCATAAGTTTCCTCGTCAATATCTTCAAAGGGACTCTGAACATACGAATGATCGGAGTGGGGCAATACACACAAAGCAGTATATACATTTCTATTTTCCCACATCCATTCGCTGACCGGACCCCACTCATCATCTTTAATGGTAACAGTAGTAGACACATTATTTCTATTTTCACCCTTGCGGTGGCCAGTTCTTACCCAATCCGACCAAACGTCTTTTACTCTAGTTAAAAGTTGCAATGCACTTTCCTGTCGTGTTATAGCTCCATTTGGAGCCATTTGGGGTACTTCAATCACAGCTTGTTGATTTGGTTTAAAAAATTCATCCACGACCAATTCTGGGTGGTTGGTAGAAAGGTAATCATAAATAGCTTCATTCTTACCAACACGAAGTCTACGAATATAATACCTATTATGCCAAGCATGAATTCCCGAACTAGATCCTAAAACCAAACTAGAAGTTCCTTCTGGTTTAATCGTGGTAGTTCTAGCCGCTCTCTTTATTCCAAACAACTCAGCGGCTCTTTCATTCTCTGTTCTTACCACGTTTGCTGCTTCGGCCATATCTAATTCCATCACATTACCAGAAGCAATGCCTGTCATACTGACACCAATCAATGCCTCTTTTTCAGTTGTTCTCTTCCAAATGTCTCTAAGATAATGAAAATCTGTATAAGAAGCTTGAAGAGTGCCAATAAAAGCAGCTGCTTTGGCTCTTGCGTTATATTCTTCTTGACTATGAATATCAGAAGCATTAATAGTAGTTAGATTACAAAATTGAAACGGGCGGAGAGAAATCTCTGCGCAAGGATTAAGACCATAATCTTTATCGTTAGTAAAAAAGAATCCTGGCTCTCCAGACTTGGAGGCTTCAACCTTGGCCCATAAGTTCATAAAAACTTCTTTCTCAACTCTATGTCGAAGGATAACTGCTGAGTTGTTTGCACGAGCAAGATGGGGTTTGGTTTCCCACCAATCACCAAACTTACATGTCAACATTTCATCATCATCTAAATTGAAAAGAGAAATCATGGCCGAACGGCGAATACCACCAGAAAGAACTGCATCAGCAATATAACAATTAATTTCATGGACCTCCAACGAAGTTAATTTACTACCGTCATCCTTTCTTTCCAAAACCTTACGAATGTTATGTAAACAATCATGTAGGGGTTCGGGGCCAGGCGCCTTTCCACCACTGGTAATAAGACGGGCACCCTTGGGTCTAACATCACCAAAGTCAAACTTGGGTAGTGAACGTCCTACCATATATGCCTTCATTAATACTTTAATAGCATCGGACCACCCCTCTATAGAATCGCCAACAAGATAACGGCGAGTCTTTGTTGGCTTTCTAATTTCGGGAAGTTTTTCTACATGGTGACCTTGAACAGAATATCCAACGCCAGTGCCGGAAAGTAAAAGAAACATTAATTCAGAAAATGCTTCATAACTATCCATCGGGAGGTAACAACAATTATATAATCTTGCGTTGTTGATTTCAATTGGTTTGCCCCCAAACTGTAAACTTCTCATACTTGGGAGAACTTTCTTTTCATAAACAAAGTTATAAGCTGCTTCTATTTCATCTCGTAAATGTAGATATCTTTTCATGTGCATCATTTTATTTCTATCAATGATCTCATTCCAATTTTCTCTTCGATTCCAAGCTTCTATAAATTTCGCGTACTTCATGTAGACTGTGATGTCAGATAAGATAGAAGCGGCTAGGTCCATAATAATTCTCCATAGAGGGTTAAGTTGTGATAATTGTAAAAAAACTACTAGGCTTCATTTGTAAAACCCTTCAGTTTATCAGCCAAAAACTTCCTCATGTTTGCCTCACCACTAGCCATTGTTTCTTTAAGCTTATCACCCTCTGGAGAATTCGGGTCATATATTTTAACGATACCTTTGGAGGTATCCATCCGAACAGGAAATGTAACACCGTCAGGGCCGAACCTGTTTTTCACAAGATGTGCTCGGCCCGTATTGTTAATCTTATCTTCGGTTTTGCGGCTGAGTGACAACAAAACATCTGCTGTTTTGACCTTATTGTAACTTTCTGCGATCTTATCAGCCTCAATTATTTCGTCATTAATACTGGACCGCTGAGTTTGACTCGCGGTCCAAATTGGGACTTGTAATTCGCCTGACATTGACCTCAGTTCTTCATAAATATATCCCAACTCTTCGTAACGTGCATTTGACTTCGTAGGCGTCACCATCAAGTCAGCATAATCAACAACAATTAAGTCTGGAATGAAATTTTGCATACTAAGATAATCAACATGGGCCATCAAAGTATTAACTGTAGCTGTTCTGCCTGGGAAATATTTAATGATTAATTTTCCTTCTACTTCACCAACAATACCCTTAACTAAATCTAAATGATTTTTCAATTTAGAGGGTTCAATTTGTGAAAACACGGTATCATAACGAATACCTTGATAGTTTTCATTTAACTCAAAACTATAATGAAGGACATTCTTGCCCTGTTCAAGAGCAACCTTACCTAAGTTGGTGAGGGCCCATGACTTACCGATGCCTGAGGGTGCAGCAATGACGCCTAACTCACCTGGCCCCAACCCACCGTCTAGGTGTTCATCTATGGGGGTCCAACCCGTTGGCATAGTGTTTCTAGCGGACTCAAGATGTCTAACATCAAAGTCTTCTTCCCACATAAGTCCAACATCTTTTTGAGTTCCTGCCTTCAATGCATTGTCAATTAAAGATTTAATATCATCATACTCGCCCCTCTGTAACAATTCAGCTGAACGAAGAATAGCATGTTTGAGAGTTTGATTCTTAGCAAATTCTAAAAATCTATTTTGAACATATTCAAGATCTTGATCTGTAAAATGGATATGACTGTTTTTTAACTGATCAATAACCTCTACCTTTAAATTACTCTTTGTCTCCAGATCATTCATTTCAACTCTGAAAAAATCCATTGATGGGTTTTTCTTATACTCTGAATAATATTGAATAATTTTATTGACAATCCATTTTGAAGCTTGACTTTCAAAAAAGTTTGGATTCAAAACATCAGTTGACTGACCCAAAAAAGATCCATTGAGGATCAGTGAAGCAATAACCTTAGATTGAAAGGCTGGGCCGAACTGGGTGATCGTATCTACATTTTTATTAAAATCAACCATCAAACCTCGTCAACGAGTTAAAAGTGGAAACTACCCAACTATCGTAGTTTTGCATTGCTGGTAATATATTAGTCTCCATTAGCAACTTTGTCAAGTCATACTTGTGTAACGATAATTGAGGACGGTTGATTTTATTTAAAATTTTCATCTTATTATTGTCACTAATCATAACAGATCGTAACGACATTAATTTTATATTCAGTTTAATAGATTCTTGTTCATCAATAATCCTTGACGCAACTTTCAACTTAGAATTTTCAGCAGCATCAATAACATCATCAAACGTAAGATGTTGTTCAGTAACAAATTCAGGCACAATCTTTAATAGAGTTTTCATTCCCAACCCTTTTATGCCGGGAAGATTATCACTGGTATCGCCAGTTAATGCCCTATACAAAAGGAAATTGTTAGGATGTATCTCATAATCTTCAACTACTATTTCTGGAATGTATGTTTTCTTTCTGACCGGATTCCAGACTTTAATATCGTCTCCGACCAATTGAAGAAAATCTTTATCGGTAGAATAAATAATACTCTCTCCACCGTTCTCCACCACATGCTGAGCAATATAACTAATGATGTCATCTGCTTCAACGTGGTCAAGAGTAATCGTTGTAATGGGCAATTTCATCAACGCCTTTGCAACGATCACCAATTCATATCTCATCAAATCCTGTTCGTCTTTTTCGGTGGTCATATCATAAGTTCGGTTTAACCTAGTTAAAGGTTTTCTACCTAACTTATAATCGGGATAAATATCTCTTCGGCGTTTAGAACCACCTTTGCCATCAAATATAACATACACCCGACTAGGTTTAAACTTACGAGTTACATAACCAACCGACTTTAAAAATCCTGTAACTCCTCCTATATGGTTTCCATTCTCATCCATAGTTGGAATTGCAGCAAAGGATCTAATAAATGTATTCATACCATCAATAATCAAAACCCGATCATTAAGAGCAATACCCTCATCCTTATTAGAAAAATCCATTGACTGAAAAACTTCTAGAAGATCCTGCGTCATTCCTCATCATCCTCGAAAATTGGTTTCTTATCTGTTGAACGATAAGACATAATTATATTTTCACAAATATCATTATAGATCTTATCCTTACGTTCTTGATCTGCTTCTAAAAACTCTGCAAAATCTTTGGCTTGGAACTTATGTTCTTCACCACTTTCATCAACAAATTTATACCAAGCACCCGCCTGTTTAACTAACTTGTTTTCCTTCATAACCTTTAACCACGCAGAATATTCATCAATACCGCGGTCAAAGTAAATATCAAAAGTGGCCTCACGAAGTGGAGGGCCGCAACGATTCTTCATTACAATTGCTTTGACAGTTACACCAACAACATCTTTTGAAGAATTTTTTATCTTTGAAATCATCTTCAATCTCAAACGAACTGATGAATGGAATCGAAGTGACATTCCTCCAGAAGTAGTGTACTGATCTGCGAACGGCATTGCATTCATCTTCTGTCTTAACTGATTAGTGAAGATTAATAGAATACGTTGTTTGGCTAACATATTCGTAACCTTTCTCATAGCCTTACTTAGAATGATTGCCTTGTCAGTTGCATAACCATCCTTGGTAAACTTAGATTCTATTTCACTCTTGGTCGAAGCAGAAGAAACAGAATCTACTACAATAGTAACAATCTTATCCTTATCGGTTTTTCTGACCTTCTCAATGATATTGGTTATCATCTCAAAGACATCTTCTATTGCCTCGGCATGAACATAAACCAACTTGGACATGTCAAGACCAATAGCACGATAAAAATCATCATGTACGGCAGATTCGGTATCAATAATAACACCGACACCACCTCTCTTTTGAGTATTAGCTATAACGTGTGCGGCTAATAAACTCTTACCTGACTGTTCTAGTCCTGTAATTTCTACTATCCTACCCACAGGCAGACCACCATGCGGACGATTTGCAATCGCCAAATCAAGCATGGTGGCACCTGTAGGTACCCAATCGTTTAAATCAACTGGTGTTTCGTCATAGCCGTCTAAGAAGTATGCAACTTGATCTTCTTCAGACATCAAAGAGTTTAAACTATCAGCAATAATTTGCGCCATCTCATCACGATCAGGCGTCTTTACCTTCTTTTTGACAGCCATGAGCTAGCCCCTTATTCTGAAAATAGGGACTCAAACTCATCTACTGCTGACTTAACCTTATCACCACCAGACGAAGCCTGTACTGTAGCAGGTGCAGTTACCTGTTCAGTTGTACTAGTATCTTCATCCGCTGAATTAGGATCAAGGTAACGCTTTAGAACAACGGACAGCTCTTCAAAAGTAGGTTCCTTGAAAAGAGTATTAAGATCTGGTTGCTTGGTTGTCCAACGTTCGACCAACTCAGCATCCTCTGAAACTGGAGTCTGATTCGGCTTCACCAAAATCGTTGTCTTCGCGAAGTTCGTATCACTCTTCTCCTGTGGAGTATAATCCACTACAATGTCCCGTCCAGTTTCGATATGAGTAATATCACCATAGTCGGGATCGTTAATGTAAGTAAGAAGTGCTTGATAAACAGTCTTACCAAACGAGTAAAAACGCACACCCTTGTCTTCTTCACCACGGACCACTACTGGAGCGAAAGTGCGAAGTTTGGGCATAAAAGCACGAGCCTGTTGATAAGCATCACGGGTTCCCTCAGCACGAAGGTTCTCCGCGAACTCTGCAATCGGATCACGATTACCGTTGGAAATTGGACTTAGGTGACTCCGGTTTCCAAGATAATGGAAATAGAGTTCACTGAAAGGGTTTTCGGGACAG